CCCCTAGGCTTTTACTGGGGCTGCTTTGACTTCCACAACTTTTTTGAACTTGAGAGAACTTTGTAGATCCCACGCATCTAACAAGGTATACAGGGCGGTAAGCGGGGGTTTACTCCAGCGCCATTGATGGCGCAACTCAGGATGCTCTTTCCACCCGGCCTTCAGCAGCGCCGAAGACTTGTCCAGATCTGGACTATTTCGAGGCATCTGGTTTGACGATCTTTAGTACGCCTGAGAGCCGTCCCGTAGCATCGGCAACAATCGCACTAGTCAGTTGTATTGTCACCACGATATGCGGGGGACTTTCTTGACCAACGGGGTCGGGCCCCGTAATTATGAGACCCTTTGCAATGCTGCCAGTCTCTAGCTTTAAAATTTGCCCAACCACATGGTCTAAACGAATACTGACCAAATTGCCGACTTCAAGTTCATTTCCTACGAGGTCCCTTAGTGTCATGGTTAATACCGTTTCGAAAGTTGCCGGGAACGGGAAACAGCTTCTTTGGGGTCTTTACCGAACCCCCTAATTCTTATGCCATTTGCATGGATCGTTGCCGCGTAATACCCGCCACCTTGTTGATGAATTGTATGTTTATTAGGGGCACGGTCGGCAGCAGAGGCAACACCTACCGACCGTTGTATTTGCCCCATCATGTAATAATTATCTCACGTCCTGAACAGAATGTCAAGGGCTTTAATTGCCTTGTCCAGTTCTGGACCGAATCGCCGGGTGTCGGTTATGGTCACGCCGTCAACCACCTTTACTTTCAATGGTTTACCGGGAAAGGTTAGGAGTTTGCCCCGCATTCCTTCAGGGGTATACTTGACTGGTTTGTGTTTAACAGGGACGTAGAATTCTATTACCATTACGCCGTGATTTCCGCCAGATCCGCTTGAAGCTGGGCGAAATTGAATTGGCTCGGGGAAAGCCCCGTAGTCGAGATCCAGTCCTGATCGAGTACACACCAGCATTCCTCGCCGTAATCGCCCCGGAAATTATGGGACATCTTCAGGGTTGTTCCCCAGGTTTCGCAGGTAGTGGTCAATGGCGAGCTGGCTACGAGAGGAATGCAGTGCCCGCCCCAGCTTCCCGAGGCACCGTTAGGCGTGTAGATTCCGCCCGCACTGACGGTCCAACCCAGCTCGCCCTGTGCCGTGACCGGTAAACTGATCCCGAACATGGCATTACCAAACAGGTAGATTGCCTGCCGGACCTCGACATCGTTGGTCCAGTCAACTGCTAGAAATGCGGTAATTTTATGCCCGGCAACGCCGGTCGTTCGCCAATAATTCAGGAAGGACAGCATGTCCGTGCCTTGGTCGGTGACCGGATTTCCCGGAACGTACCCGCCAACCACTTCGTAGGAGTTCAAGACATCGCCATCGGTCGGCTGGTACGGATGCCCAGCATAGAAGTTCCATTGCTGGATCATGTGCCCGGCAGCGGCTTCCACGCAATCCCCAAGTATGTCGTTGAAGTACAGCGGGATAGACATGGCAGCTTTTAGCCGGGTGATCCAGGAAACCTCAACGGGAGGGGCCGGAAGCGCCTTGGGCAGGTAGTCCTTTAGTTTCAGAGTCCGACTATCGTGCCGAACCGGCTTTTTACCGAGCTTTGGAAGTCTACCGTTAATTAACATAATCTCCTTACACCATCAACTTTTCGTTCGGACCTAATTCCGGGTTATCTTCGCTGCGGCTGATGAAATATTTCCTGATTTTATCCCGCATTTGCCATTTTTCTGGAGCCAATTGTACGATACCTTGTGCGTCCAAATACGCATCAGAATAAGGATCGTATTGTTCTTCGGCCAAGATTACATCACGAGAACTATACCCCCTGCGGGCTTTGCTGCCGTGGAAGAAATGAATAGCCATTGCATCCACGTAACCAACGTTTCGCCGCAGTCGCTGCGCACGTTCGCCCCAGGCAGTGACGTAGTGCTTGTACGCCGGACTGTAGTTCTGCATGTGAATATCGGGGGGCTCTAACCCCACCAATTGAAAGGACATATTCCAGTCTGCATGGCCGAGGATGCAGCGATCCATCATTCCGCCGACATCTTCAAAGGCTTTGTGGGTGAAGGCAAACGCCCCGCCAGTCGCCCCCGCGCCCCGCATAAATGTACCATCTCCTGCGGGCATCATAGCGTTCTCGTAGTCATCAACTTCGTGGACTTTGACAAATTTACCGTTCGCGTCCACCACACCATTGTGGTACTGCGGGCTGACTTTGAAGTTGTTGTTTATGTAGTTGAAAAGAAACGACGTATTGCTACGGATCGGCAAGTTAGCTTGGCCGTAAACCGCCCCGCTAACATCGACATAAGAACTAAACGGCTGCACCCAGGCGTAGTGCTGGAGCTGGTGAATTGTTTCAAGAGCCCAGCCAACTGTGACCAGATGAAAGTCCCCGTCACAGGTCATACCGTACTTCCAGTTTGCCGGAAAGGTCTGTACAACCCGGTTCTGGATCGATTCTTTGTGGAACGCCTCGGTGGTTGTCCGCAACTGGACATCTGTGGGCCGGTCAGGGCTGGTTACTTCCCACGGTCGATCCCCGTAAGCCAGTTCCCCGACATGCAGAACCACATTAGCTTGTCGCTCCATGTGGTCCCGGAATTTGTTCATCAATTCCCGGCGAGTCCTCCAGCGAAAAGGGTTCGAATACCCTACGGCCACATGTAAAGTCTGGTCTTCGCTCCATTGCGACCATGGACGGTGTACATCGGGGTGGCGCAAATCCATTTTAAAGTCCTAATCCTTTGGACAGCTCCAGTACGTTATTGCGACGGTCGCAGTGTTCACAACGTCTGTTTCTAGCCTGTTGTTCCTTGGTGGCCCACCGAACGTTTCCGGGTTCATAATTGCCTCTGGGATTGGGCCAGCGATCTAGGCTGTACTTGTTAGACGGACGAGGACCCATCACTTCGTGGAAATGTTCGTAATTCGTGAAACCGAAAGTGATACCAGCCCCGCCATAGCGGTAATACGCCACATTCTTTGGGTTCTGGCAGCGATTCTTGGCGCTGTTGTAAGCAACATACTCAGGGGTTAATGTGCTGCCGTGGCGGGTATTGGCTTTGCGCACGTTGGTGACTCGCAAATGGCCGCAGCTCTTGGTTTTCTCGCTATGCAGTTCCTTGGATGAAACAACCGCATAGTTGCCGCAGATGCAATGGCAAATCCAGCGTGCGGCTCGATAAGAGGTGTTTACGGGGTGTCTGCAAATTACGTGCAGATCGCCGATGTACTTCCCAGTGTAATCAATAACTTGCATTTTCCCTCCTTAACAGGGAACCGAGTCGGGGTGGGTGGTTAAGGCACCCACCCTTCATCGGATTACAGCAGATTTACCCACTGTAACAATTATAGCAACCACAAGAGCCTTTTGTCAAGCGAAACTCAGGATTATAAGTCCTTTGTTTTCATTAACTTATGGCGCTCGCAGCGTCTATTTCTCTGATACGGCAAACTGTTACCCACCTTTCGGCGGAGCAAGTCATTTCTGCTTGCTTCTCATACTTACGATTCGTATGAGATCGGACTATCGCATCGCCTCTCGGCGTCTTCTCGCTTAGTCTCTCACGGTCCCCGAAGGGTTCCGCCTTGTTGGCATTTCAGCGTTCAAGTCAATTAGAGAAGATTTAACTACGACCTGTATAAGTTGTTTAGAATCAACTAGTTAATCGTAGTATCCGGCCCTAAAGAGGTCGTAAAATGAACTCTGTAGGATGTCCCTAAACCCTTTAGAATCAAAGGGTTACCGGATTAACTGGCCAGACAATAGCCAGGAATTAGTCCACTAGGATCAGCAACGGACGGTTCAGCGTTTTGGACGATATTCAGGATTGTTACGCTTTTCGCGGGTAAGTCATTTCTGCTTACCTCAACCGCTTTTGTTCGCGGTTGCTCGGACTGTCGCATCCTCTACTTGAGAGGTTCTCTCACTCAGTCTCTACTGGTGATCTTATCTTCCAGTCTGTTCCCGTTTCAGGGTTCAGCTTAATCAGAGAGAATTTGCTAGCCTATATCGCTATAGGTAGGTGCAATTTTGGTTCACACTTAATATTCCGCCATTCGCCATCACCGAAACCAGTATCTCCCTGCGCACCTAAATTGATCGAAAAAATTCCGTCACGACCAAAGATGTACGTACGCAACGCAGTCAAACCAGTTACAGCACCCGTGCCCGGATTGTAGTTCGAGGACGTGGTGACGAGGTTGGACTGGAAGAAGCTGACGCCCGAAGTCGGGATTTCGATGACTTCGGTAAGATCGGTGGAGATGATTTCATCCAAACGCGAATACCCTTGCGGGGTTCGCTTCAGGATATCGATGGGGGAGTCGTTCGAGTTGTCAGCCAACACATCGCCGAGGGCGAAGGGATGGATAACTCCAGCAAAGTTCTTGCTGGCTTCATCGAACGGACGCACAGACCGACCAGCCAGACTCTGCACTGCGTTACGGATGTAAGTCAGGGACAGAGTGGTAAAGCTGGTAAGTGAAGTTGCGGCCAACTTAGTAAGTACGCTGGAGTCAACCGTGTTCGCGCCATCCGCAGTTGCGCGGACCAGAGCGGACAAAGATTCTCCAAGACGGTACGCCATTTCGCGTGCGACGTTCTCGACCGTGTTATCAATGGCAGTTGCCAGAGACAAGCTGGAGAAGTTAGCGTAATCCGCGTACTCGCCAATCGTGGCCGAGGTATTCAGAACACTAACAGTGATCGAAGATCCCACGGTGCCTTCCGTTGTCTGCGCGGTGTTCGCAGCCAAAGGCACATACATGTACAAGTTATCGAATTGTTTGGGTTTTAAGCCTTAGGTGTGACTGGCTCCTGCGTCACCGCAGGATCGCTCTCACGGTCGCCCGTGAGTCCAGACTCTATCTTCGAATCAGTATACGGCGGTACTAGACCTTCTTTAACCCATTTCTCGTGGCACTTATGAAGAGCGTCCACAATGAGTTGATCTATTTGCGCCGGAACTAGTTCGCTTGACGTATTAGTCGTTACGCCTACTCCGCGTTTATTGAGAACTGCCATCTTCTCCCAGAGTGCTTGTCGCTTTACGGGGTTTTCAGTACTCGGCAAGCGGACAAGTTCCAGAAGAACGATAGCCTGTTCTCGTTTGACTATAAGGTACGGCAAAACGGCCAAGAGCAGAACTTCAATGTCTTTCCGTTTTAGTAAACGCCATATATAGTGCTTTTTGTTGTTCGGGCGCTGCTGCTTTCCATCAAAGAAGTTGCCACCGAAGTTCTGGTGTAGCCACTTGATGAGCCTGATGTCGGTATTCGCT